GACCGCATTGTCATAGGCGGTTTTGGCAACCGATGATCCGATATGACGCACCGCATCAGACAGATTTTCACCCTGAAAAATCAGCCCGTCAATCGCATTGCGCATACCACCCGACATGGAGTTTTTCAGATCGTCCACATTCTTTTTCGTTTTTGCGATGCTGTCGCCCAAATCATCAATTGATTTCTTGAACTCTTCGCCCAGATTGCCGCCCGCTTCAAAGCGCTGTTCAAGTTTGTCCAACTGTTCTTCAAAATCTTTCAGTCGTTCCACAGGGTTCATCAGAACACTCCTTTTCAGTGATGGCAAATCGCGCCTCAAGCTCGGCCAGAGCCGCGCGACTAATCTGGGGCGTCGTGAAATCACGCCCCATGATCAGACCCAGTTCATAGGGCGTCAGGGACCAAAATAGGTCTGGCGGAATGCGCAGGTGACCCAATGCGATCCACAACAGTTGGGACCATTCCATCAGGCACCTGCCGCCGTGGGATCAAAGGCACGCACCAGCAACTGCGCAGCGGCCCGTGCGGCGGCAACAACCCCGCCTTGAATGTCGGCCTGCGCCAATGTTTCGGCACGCCCTTGCCATCCGCCACCCCAAAGCCCCGCCAACAACACGCGCATCACATCCCGCGATGTATAGGCGTTGTTTTCAAAGCGCTGGACCATGCTGACCAAACTGTCTTCGCCCAGCATCTGTTCCAATTGCATTAGGGCCGCCAAATTCAGGCGCAACACATGTTCCTGATCATCCATGACCAAGACAACCTCGCCGCGCAGGGGATTGGCGATCATAGGGCCGCAAACGTAATGGCACCCGCAGAGGCCAAGGACATGTCATATGTCGCCTCGCCATTATAACTGCCTGAATATTCCAGTGCCGTGATTTGAAACGCCCCTGTCAGCGTGCCGAAATCTGGGATGATCACCTGAAAATTCGGCGTCTCACCATTAAAAAATATCTGGCGGGCACGTTCGTCTGTTGTGTCATCCTTAAACACACCGCCGCCCGACAGGGACGCGGAACGCACACCCGCGCCCCCCAATAATTCGCGCCATCCCCCTTCGCTTTCAAGCGAGGTGACATCAACCGTTTCTGCATTGAATGCGATGCGGGTGCTGCGCAAACCTGCCATTGTTTCAAATTGCCCTGCACCTGACAGGTCCACCTTGATCAAAAGATCCTTACCATTCTGAGCCGCCATCATCACTCTCCTTGGGATTAAGCGTTGTAAATTCGAACACGAAACACCATGTCGATGCGCCGTGTCTGGCTATCTGTGTCGCGCCGTGCCTCGGCGCGTAGAAATTCAAGTGTGCTTGTTTGGCCGTGCGCTAGGTGCAGTGGATCTTCGCCAAGGGCGATTGCGACATCCGCGGCCAGCTCTTTTGCCGCCAAAAATCCAGGCTGCGATGCAATCACAGCAACGGTGGTGTCATGCTGGCTGGCCGATCCTGTTTTGTCCGACCGATCAACAAAGCTTTCGACACCCAAACTGATAAACAAATCGGGCAATTGCCCCGCGGGCAGCGCATCATAAACATGCCCACCAATGGCCGCGACAATTGCAGGATCAGTTGACAGACGATCATAAATTGCACGCTGAAGGTCGTATGAATTTTGCACACTCATAGGGTTTCCTCTTCACGGGCAAAAACGGTGATATACTGTGGGCTTGGGCCATCGTCACTGACACCTTGGATTGCATAGATGCGGGTGCCTTCGACAAACCGCTGGCCTGCTTTGGGGCGGGCTGCGTTCCCAATGGGGGCCGCGCGACAGGTGATGCGCAAATCCATGCGGGTGACGGGCGATGCTTCGCCCGCGCCAGCGCGTCCTGTGCCGGATCGCACCTCGGCCCAGAGTTTGCCAACCTCACCCCAAGTGATTTCAAAACCACCGCCACCATCGGGTGTTTTTTCAGGTGCCTCTAGGGTTAATAGACGGGAAAGATTGGGCAACGCACTCATGATGCCGCTCCACTTAGGCGTAGGGCGCGGTAGCGTTCAATCAAGCTTGTCACACCAAAGGGCATGCAGCCTTGGGACAATGATGTGTCGTTACGGTATTCGTAATAATGAGCCGCCAGCATCATGATCGCCTGTGTCAAATCGGCAGGGAGTGCCGCAAATGTTGCAACCATGCCTGCGCGCAAATCCAACTGAATGGCGCCACCTGCGGGAACGCGTGGCAGGGAACGGCCCAAACGCGCAGTATAGGCATCCTGATCAATCCAATAGTCCGCCACATCCACAGACTGTTCATTTCCATAGCGGTCAAACACCAAGATCGCCGTAATGGCCTGCAGAGGATTTAAGGGGATCGCATCACCTACCGCACCCGCACCGATGCGCCATTCAAAAATGCGATGCATCAAAACCTTGCCGACGCGCGTTTCAATGGCACTGATCGCCCCGCGCAAAAATCCCGTTAAAACTGCGTCTTGCAAAGTGTCATTACCAAACCCTGTGCCTTGGCGCAGATGGGCCTTAAACGCATCCAGCGGCAGATCGGCATCCGCAATTTGTGCTTTTTCAATCAGCATCTCAATGTTCCCTTTGTTGGGTTATTCAAGAAAAGCGGGGCGCGTGGCGATGCAGCGCCTAGACGGAGGGATGCTGAGCAATCTGCATCATATCCCCACGCGCACGCGCGCCCCGGGACGGTGCACACCGCACCGCCCCTATTCGCATTGGCCGGGAATTAAGAGGCCGCGAATTTCAACAATTTGATCGCTGCAAAATCGCTGACGTCACCACCCACACGTTTCGTGGCATAGAACAGAACATGTGGTTTTGCGCTGAACGGGTCACGCAGAACACGCAGATCAGGACGTTCGGCAATGGTGTAGCCAGCCGCAAAATCACCAAATGCAATCGCGGTTTCACCATCTGCGATGTCAGGCATATCTTCACTGATCAACACAGGGTATCCAAGCAGACGCGCCGGTTCGCCCGCCGCCAAACTGTCAGCCCAAAGGAAACGACCATCCGCATCCTTAATCTTGCGCACATGGCCCGCCGTTTTTGAATTCATCACGAAGGAGGCATTTGCGCGATACTGCGCACCCAGTGCATAAACCAAATCAATCAGGGCCTCGCCCGCGGCATTGGTGGCAAAATCACCCGCCGCACCCGTTGCGACATAGCCGATCTGACCCCAGGCTTCTGATCCTGTTGCAACCTGTGGATAGGTTAGGAAACCACGGGGTTTATCAATGCCATCGCCCATGACGAATGCGGCCCCTTCGGCGCGTGTGAATTTTTCCGAAATACGTGCGGCCAACCATCCTTCAACGTCAAAGGCACTGTCGTCCAACAAACGCTGAGAGGCCTTTGGCAATGCAGAAAGTTCGTAAAGCGGGATCGAAATGCGATCAATCGCAGGTGTATCCGTTTCGCCCGTTGCGGTTGTTTCATCTGACCAACCTGCACCCATATCGGTGTGATCGACCAACACGTCATAAGATGTCGCCTCGACCGTCACAACATTTGCAATTGCGCGCAATGAGGACGCACCGCGCAGCGATGATTTGATCGTGTCAGATGTTTGTGCATCCACCAGATAGCCGCCATCTGAATTGATAGCTGTGCTCATTGATTTACCCTCAAGCACCAAACCGCGCAGCGCATCATCATCGCCTGTGCGCACATAGGCCCCAAAGGCCGAATGATGCGGATCCTGTTCCAATGCGCTTGAGGCCAACATAGGGCGTGAATAGGCAGAGTTTTTGCGTTCAATCGCGTTCATATCTTTTTCCTGACTTTCAAGTTTTGTTTTCACTTCGCATTTCAAATCATTGAATTGACTAACCATTTCAGTGATTGATTTTTTGATTTCGCTTGTTGCGGAGGCAGCCGCATCCAAGCCGAACGAGGGGTTCGGTTCATTCATCCGTTTTTTCCTTAGTCGGTTAATTACACCTGTGAATTAGACGGTGCGCATGCTTTGCGCCGCCTCGCGCAAGATTTCGGCGATATCGCTTAAACCTTGCAGGGTTGGATCATCGGACTTGGCCGCGACCCGTGCTGTGGGCAACATTGGAAAGGTGACCAATGACACTTCCCACAGATCCAATTCGATCAAACAGCGTCCGCCGCGATCAGATTTTTTTGATTTTATCGTTTTATATCCAATGGATAGACCATCAAGCGCACCTGCCGACAACAGCTCTGCCGCCTCTTTGGCACGTGCTACAGTTGGCAACAGGCGGCCTTTTACGAACAGTCCAATGTCGTCTTC